AGCCAGTGGCGGGTGCGTGATCGGGTCAATATCCGTTCAGGCCTCTCCCCGGGGGAGCGCTCCCGCAAGGCAAGCGCAATGACGCAAGTGCTCCAGTACCAGCTCCAGGCCCTACAGATGGGGATGGACGGGGTGCTGGTGACGCAGAAAAACCTCTATTCCGGCCTTCTGGATTGGATGAGCGCAATGGATCTGGACGCCGGGGAAAAGTATTTCACAGACCCGGCCTCGCAGACGGCAATCCAGGGCAGCCAGTCCAAGGTGATGCAGGGCCAGCAACAGCAACAGATGCAGATGCAGATGATGCAGATGCAGATGCAGTTAGAGCAGGCCAAATTGCAGCTCGACAAGTATAAGACTGACCAGGACATTGCCCTAAAACAGTGGACGGAGAGACTCCATGCCGAGATCGAAGAAGCAAAGCTTATCGGCACCGCAACCGCCGACCTCCAACGGGTCGAGCTTGAAGGTCGCATGCGAGCGGCTAGCCCCACATCGGGAAATGGTGCTAACGGTGCTCAAGGCGGCTGAGGAAAGCTACAACCAGCAGATGCAACAGTCCTGGTGGATTGCCAAGGCAAATCCGGATGCCTTCAAGGCCCGTAGGTTCGGGGCTGACGAGCTGGCCCGACGCTTCACGGCAATCTTGACAGGGGGCGGGAAATGAGCGACAAAGCAGTCAGCGACCTGGCTGCCGCGACGGTGGAGACACCCCGCGACACCAGACCAATTCTGGATCAGGCCGCGCAAATCCTTGCTGAGGCCGCTGCTCCTCCCAGGGATCAGCCGGTGGAGACACCGGAATCAGCAGACCCACCCGTGGAGACATGGGACCTGAAGTCCGTTGCCGAGAGGCTAGGGACTGACCCTGCGAAACTATACGAGAGCCTTAAGGTCTCGATTGCCGACGGTGAAGAGCTGACGGTCTCTGCCCTTAAGGACGCTTACCGGCCTGCTGCCGAGCTTGAGAAAGCCCGGGGCAAGCTCTTAGAGGAAATGGAAACCTCTAAACGGGAAGTGGTACAGACCCAACAGGAATTCGCCGCCCTCCTGCAGCTCCTGGGGCCGCAAAACCTCAACCAGGAACTTCTGGCCGAGGTGAACCGGCGCACCGAGAAGCAGAAGGCCTTCGAGGCCGAGAGGCTTCTGAAGGCGGTTCCTGAGTGGAAAGACCCCATCGCCCGTGCGGCTGATTGGGTCGATATTCGCAAGGCAGGCCAGGCAGTCGGCTATACGGACGCTGAAATGAGGCTTGCGGAAGCAGGCTATGCCGACCATAGGCTCATTGCACTCCTGCGACAGGTGGCAAAGGGTCCGAAGGTCGAGCAGCCCAAACCGCCGGCCAAGGTGGCTGTAAAGCCTGTTGGCAATGGAAAGCCCAACGAGGCCGCACAGTTCGGTCAATTGAAGGCACAGGTCAAGAAGGGCCAACTGAGGCCGGAAATGGCCGGTGCCATGCTGATTCAAGGGAAATACTGACATGGCTGCTTTAACTGCTGTTGATTCCTATACCAACCTGCGAGCCATTGGCGTCGCGGGTCAGTCCGGGCTGAATGAGGACGTCCTCCAGAAGCTCTACGACCTGAGCCCCACCGAAGTCCCCGGCCTGGAACGCATCGGCCGCGGCACCTGCTCCAACAACATCGTCGAGTGGCTGCGTGACCGGCTCGACGCCCCGGCGGTCAATGCCTGGGCGGAAAACGCCGCCTATGCCTCCGCGTCCACGGCGCCCACTGACTTTGCGGCCACAAATGCGGAGCCAAAAAACCGCTTCCGTAATTACGTGCAGTCATCGGTCAAGGCAATCAGCCTCTCCGATATGGCGCAGCTGGTGTCGAGCATCGGCGGTGCCGGTGACTTTGCCAAGCATGTTATGGACGCTCAAAAAGAGATGTTCCGCGACATGGATTATCAGATATTCGGCACCAATACGGCTACGGTGCTGGGAGTCGCGGCCACTACGGCGGCCAAGGCCGGCAGCCTTGCGGCCTTCATCGACACCACGGCCGGTCCGGTGGCAAACAACACCATTCAGGACGCCGGGTCCGGTATCACAGCAGGCGGATGGGAAACCTCCGGGTTCACCTTCGCAGCCCTGACCGGCACCTCGGCAGCAGGCGGCGTAACCGAAGCGGACTTTAACACCCTAATCAAGAATCTCTACAAGAACGGCGCAACCAATCGCAGCAAGGCCCTTGTGGCCCTGACCTCGCCGGATGTGAAGGAACTGATTAGCCAGTACATGTATAGCTCGTCAGCCCGCATTGGCTCACTGGTGAAGGAAACGGGCGATCAGGCAGGCCGGGCCGTGTCCAACATCGAGTTCTGGCAGGGTAACTTCGGCGTTCTTGAGCTGGTGCCGGATGTGCATGTGGGAACGATTTCATTGACTAATGCCTTTTCCTTCGTGTGGGTGTTCGATCCCACGCAGATCGAGCTGGTGTACCTGCGCGGACCGACGGTCAGCACCGGGGCGAAAGATGGCCTGGTGGACGTTCGCTGGCTCTCGGCGCATTGGACGCTCCGTTTCCAGCCGGAAGCCCTCGGCGGTATCGTCGGCATTGATGCTTCGGTGGCAATGGCGGCCTCTTAATGGCCCGGCGCAAGCTCAAAACAGGGCTTGTCGAGGACCTGGTTGAGCAGGATGGGAAACTTTGGTCCCGGGTGTCACAGCCCGGGGCCAAGGCCCTATATGACGACAACCAGCGCCGTATTGACAAGGGCCACCGCAAAAACAGCCTGGACCTTGAGCCTATGGGCCGGGTGCCGGTGGTGGTCCGGGAAGACTGGAAGCGGAATAAGCGCGATGACCTGCTCTCCGGTGATCCCAAGGCCCTGACCAAGTGGTTCAACAGTTCGGAAGGCCGGGTATGGTCCACGCAGAAGCGGGGCCGTGGGCGGTCCTTTTCCTTTGGGGGTATCTAATGGTCGGCAGGAAGTATGAAAGCTACGACGGGGCCACCGGGCTAGGGGCAGGCTTGAAGTTCCGGCTTGTCAAGGCCTACGCCGAAGGTCGCCAGGTCGGCAAGGCTGGCGGGGCAGCCACCGATAACCCCTACGATAATGTCGGCAATGATGCCGAAAAGGCCTGGGACTATGGGTTCGACAATCAGGCAGACGCAGCCTACAAGTTTGAGGCCTGCCGATGAGCGGCATTAATTCCGGTGGCGGATGGGCGAAGATTGCCGGCGGCGGCGCTGGCGGTGGGACAAGTAGGGGGTATGGGCTGCCTAATTTAGCCTCACCCAGGTTTACCCATTCCAGCGTCTTTTTTGAGGATTTTCACGGGGCGCTGGTTTTGCCCGGTGGTCTGCAAACCGGCCTTACTGCGACCCCCGACACGCTGGTAAACCTGGCTCCCATGTCTGTGGTGCCGTGGGCTTTTAAGGAATTGGCTGGAACCACCGGGAACATCCAAAACCCCATTCTCACGGGCTCGCCCGGGACGGGGATATTACAGGTTTCTACAGGAGGTTCCGCGAATGATGCGATAGTTATCGATTCGGGGGTGTCAACACAGGACGGCTCAAGCTTTTCGGCAGGAGGGTTGGCATTTAACACCACTTATAGCGCCGTTTGGGCGTGTCGGTTCATGATTACCTCGGCTGCCAAGGGGTCTCATATATGGGGGTTTGGCATTAACGAAACTCCCCAATTTGATTGGTTTACAGACCCCGATACAACCTATGCGACGACGAATGGTTTCTGCATCTATCGGAATCCTAGCGCATACGGTTCCGGTGCCGGCACAACCGCAGCGGGTGACATAACCCTGAGAACCTATGCAGGTGCGGGCGTGACCTCTGCGACTGTCCTTAAGGCCAATGCGAATTGGTCGCTGAATACCTGGTACAAAGTCGAACTTTACTGGAACAAGACAACCCCCTCGTTAGCTATTTACCTTGATGGGACACTCGTTACTACTCTAACCACCGGGTTGTGGACTTCGGCCCTCGGCTGTTTCTCTATCGGTAATAAAACTACTGCGGCCGTATCTAAGACTATCGCCGTTGACTATTTCTACTACGAAACGGAACTATCGGCAGCCAGGTAAAATGATGTGGGCAGCGTTTCACGGCGGCAGATTGGATTTATATCGGGGGATGTAAAGACAACCACGGTTAAATGTGTGGTTGCTTCTTTCTCCAACGCTAACGATATTGTAGTTACTGCCTACACGAACGAATCCCGCACCGGCTCGCCGGCTGCCACGCTAACCGTTACTGCAGGCTCCCTGACCAAATACTGCGACGATAGAGGGGCAAATGACCCTGCTGGCGGCACCCATGTTTTCTATGTGGGCTCGGGCTCTCTGACCTCTCTCACTGCCGGCACTCGATATTATTTGAAGCTGGTTCAGGATGCGGTAACTGAAACCGATGCTTCAACCTGTACGGCTCCCAATGCCGGGACCGACTTTAACCTGTTCGTGGTGTCCTGCGACTTGGGGTATAGGCTTTTTACTTTTCCGGCGGCAGAACGTTGCCAGCCAGGTGCCTGGGCTTCGGTTAAAAGGATGGTGCAGGCCAGTGCCTTGCCGTCCTATGGGGTGTGGACAGATGACCTGGGTTACGCGGATATGCGACAGGCCTCTGTGGCGATTGATGGAACTGTTACCGATGCGACCACGGGCAAAGAGCAGACAGACAAGCCCTCAACGTCCCTCCTGGCTTATGACTATGGTTGCGTTTACGCAGCTATGCTCGGGATGTTGGAGGACACCACACAGCGAACCATTGAATGGGGCCGGGACGAATACCGGAACTGGGCAATAAGGAACATCCCGTGGTCTCCGCAATGGGGGGATCACGAAACGGTTAACGACGTTGGATGGGGTGCAACCGCTTCTCAGGCCGACCCTACCTACGCACCGGGCAAAGAGGCATTTGATACGCTGTGGGGACTGCTACGGCCGACCACCTCGCCGGATGTTCGCGTGGCCGATGCCGGTACGCTCCTGTGGGCGCAGACGTTGGGTGATTTGCGCATTGTATCCCCTGACGGTGTGACGAATTGTTCCGGTGGCTCCAAGGCCTCTTATCCCTGGAGCTATGCGACCATCTTAGGCACGAATCAAATCACGGACATTCTAAACGCTATCAGCACAACCGAGCCCTTCAAGCTCCTGGCCTTCGGTAATGTGGGCGAACATCCCTGGGCCAGTGATTATTCAGTTGTAACGGGCAGTAATTGGGATGCATATAACAGTCAGGGGGCTTTTCCCCTGATGCAGCCCACAGAATACACGCAGCTCTTTCATGCCGCTGCGGCGTCGCCTCTGTCTCTCATGGACAACCCGAAAACGAACGGGGCAACGGGTGTCCTGGTGATAACGCACGGCGACTTGCACGAACCGCAGGTGATCCGTCGCTATGGTTATGACGGAGAGACCGGAACAAGCGGCACGGGGATCAGAGGGGATTGGGTGAGCTATTACATCGCGCCAATGAACCAGCGCAGCCGAAACATGGCCACCGATGCGCGGACACAGGTAGAAGGCAAATTCCACCGGGGCATGGATATGCTGAAATTTGCCAGTGTGTACACGTCGACCTTTGCAAACCCCGTTTATGTTCCGGCCTTCGGCCATTTCCTGATTGAGGGCAGCAAATCCCCCAAGCAGATGACGGGCTCGCTTATCCGTGCCGTTGTGGGGAACGAGTCGCAGTACACGGTCGCCTATAGCGGCACATTCAAGGTCGGCAGCAACCGTCCGCGTGGGCAGATGCTGGCAGATAGAGGAATGACGTATGACATATACTGAGCTGCAGACAGCCGTTGCCAATTACCTGCACCGGACTGACCTAGCCTCTTTTCTGCCGTCCTTCATCGAGTATGGGCGCATCCGGCTATTCGATCAGCTCCGATGCCCTGAAATGCTCACCCGAGCAGCGGTAACTCTGACGGCTGGTGAAGGGGCGTTGTCACAGGACTGCGTGTCGATTAAGGCCGTGCTCGATGATACAACCCCGCTGAACCAGGTGGGGCTTGATGAGGTTAAGGCCTATTCCTCGGGGGTGTATGCCGTGCAGGGCCTTACGCTGCTCGCTCCCGGCTATAGCAGTCTCAATGTGGTGTATTGGGAGCGCCCCCTAACCCTTGTCGGGGCGTCAGGGTCAGCAACGAGGACCGTCCTTGAGGCGTATCCGCAGCTCTGGATTCAGGCTGCACTGGTTGAGGGCTTCGCCTATCTCGATGACACGGAGAACGAGGACAAGGCCCGCACCAGGCTAGAGGACGAGATTACCAAGGCCAATGCCCGGGCGATGCGGGTCATTTATCCGGTGCCTGTGGTGCGCAATACCTTTGTCAATGTTACGGCAGGGGGTACGGGCCTGTGAGACAGTGGGCCCAATTCCGACCCACCGGGGCTTTGCCTGACCGGGGTGTGGCCGATGTGCCGCCCGACTACTGGCACCTTGCGCAGAATGTGCGCCTGAAAGATAACCAGGCAGAGGCCACGCGCAGAATTAAGGAGGTTTACAACGCAGCCTCTCCCGGTGCGATTGTGTCGAAGGTTCCCCGCGCCATGCACTTCATTGAGGATCAGGTGGGGAATTGTCATTGGATAGTGGCGACAGCCACATCGGTCGCCGGCCTGGGTTACATCATGTCCACGCCGGCCGATGCGAGCTTTGCCTGGACAGACCGGACCCCGGCTGCCTTTGCCGGGGCGCTGCCTGACAAATTAAACTGCTTTTCATTCTGCTCATTCAATCAGCGGGTGGTGATGAATTGCCGCAACAATGCGCCGGGCTACTGGAATCCCACGGCTGGCGGGTTGTTTCTGCCTCTGCCGGGCTGGTTTGGTGGGGGTGAGCAGTGCTATTCGGTCAGGGCTTATAAACAGTGGTTGGTGGCTCTGAATTTCAATGCCCCGGCCGCGCAGCCTTCGCGGGTGAGTTGGTCCGTCGCAGCGGCGGCGTTCGGTGTCCCCACGACATGGGTGGCTGCGGCCACCAATGACGCCGGTACAACCTACCTGGGCGACAACACTCGCCCGCTGATTGATGGGCAGGCGCTGGGCGATGGGTTTTTCATATTCGGGGAGCGGGACATATACCGAATGGTCTGGGTGGGTGGCGACGCCGTAATGGGTTTTGACCGGCTATCCGCCAGCGTGGGCGTGAGCGGGCTGAATTGTATCAGTCGCGTTGATAACGAGCTTTTCGTCTTGGGGTCAGAAGACATTTACGCTGTCAACGAGGCGGGGCAAATTCGCTCACTGGCTGAAGGTCAAGTCCGTAGGACAATTCTTGCAGAGGTCGAACAGGCAGGGTCAGGCGGGGGCTCTTTCGTTGCCTACAATGCGACCTCCAATGAGTGGATAGTTTTCGTTGGCAATCCGGCCGGCGTCACCATCCGCAATGCCTGGGTGCTGAATGTTGCGACAGGCCGGTGGACGCAAAGCCGATTCGCTGAAACCGGGAACACCTCAGGGGTCACAGCCGCAGCCTCGGGGCCAGCCGGTGAGTATGCTTTAGCAACCCCGACACGAATTCCAGCCTCTGGCGGGGTGCTGATTGGTAAGCCAAACTCGGGGCTCACTGACCATGTGCTCCTGTCTCTGGATTGTCCGCAGGCAGCAACCAGCAATTACACGGTGCTCGATCAGGTTCACCAGCTACAACGCAAAGAGATTGACTTTGGGGACCCTGACCGGCGCAAGCTCATAACCGGAATTCGGCTGGTGGGCCAATATGCGGCAACGGAAGCCTTTTCGATCACTATCACTTCCAGGGCGACACGGGACGGCACGGGAACCTCTAACGGGCCTTATACGTTCACGGCAGCCACCTCCGACCGGGTGGATTGCCTGGTTGAGGGGCGGTTTTTCGATGTTTCGATCAGTAATACGCCGCTTAACACGCTTGACCCGTGGAAGGTTTCAGGGTTTGACATTGAATATGAATTAGCGGGCCGGTTCTAGTGGCAAGGTATCAGACAGGCGGCGGACGGGATTTACGCGAGGAGCTCGCCCGGCATAACAATGCCTTTGGGAACCTGGAAGTCAGGGGCTTTGTCATGGACACGCTTAATGTCGCCCCTGCCAGGCCTGTAGAGGGCCAGACGGTGAAGGCAGACGGCGTGAATTGGAACCCCGGAGCCGGTGGCGGTGTTTACCAGTGGCGGGGCGGGGCATGGGTTTTTGTGGGGTGACCAATGAGCTTTCTTAGCAATTTCTTCGGTGGCGGCAAGTCCTCTCAGTCCCCCTCTACGGTGTGGGGACCGCAAGGGAACGTCCTCCAGGACCTCTACGCCCAGGGGGCTACCGGAGCCCAGCAGGCGCAGCTATTCAATCAGGGGGCCTTTCCCGGCCTCTACAACACGGCTAACCAGGGCTACCAGCAGCTCGGGATGCTCGGGCAGATCGGCAATCCCTTCGTCCAGGGCCAGATTGAGAGCCTGGCGACCAATCTCGGGAACTTCTGGGGCAATCAGATCCTTCCCGGGTTAAGGGGCAACCTGACAGGGGCCGGGCAGTCGGCTGGGGGCCCAGGCAGCCGGTTTAACCCGCTGGCCCTTGCCCGGGGGCAGGACCTGGCGACGGCCTTTAGTACGGGGGCCTCTGACCTGCTCTCGCGGTCCTCTCAGCAGGCTATTCAGGCTAACAGCCTGCTCCCGGGCTTTGCCGGGGCCATGCAGCAATTACCGATCAGTAATTTCCTCGGGCCGTTCAGCCAGCTGGCCGGAATTTACGGAACTGGCCCCACGGTGCTAGGTGGCGGGGCGAGTAGCAGGGGGCCGGGCATCGGTTACAACCTTCTTTCGAGCCTTTCCGGCGGTTATTCCGGTG